GTTTGTTCTATCTCTTATCAACTCCCATATATTAATGCAACCATTATCTTTTAGAATTATTCTAAAGTAGAAACCTAACCATTCTTCGTACCACAGCAGTTTCTCCTGCGTAGGTGCCAAACTTCATAGTAATCTATGTGCCACATTATCCATTACTTCAAACGAGACCGAGCTTCACCACACCGAGTTCCCAGCGCCAGTCCTGTAACCAGCATTAGCTTCTGCGCAGGGACGTCCAGCTTTAGAAACGAGACCGAGACAGGACATCACAAGATTCCAACGAGCGAGAGCATCAGGATCCCAGTGCCAGCTAATGTAAATGTTGGGAACATAAACAGAAGGCACAGGTAAACGACAACGAAGGTCACGCTTCAGCTCCAGCTGCAGGTACCAGTTCGTGCAGCTCCTGGGCCCGAACTTTAACCGCCCACCAAACGAGATCGTTAACGAATCCAGTAAGCGAGGATGGATCTTGCGATATGTGCTGTAGAAACTCACCGTTCTTCAGGGCAGAGTCATCTGCGTGGTCCTGGACCAGCTGCCAGATCTCCTCCTGATGGTGATCATGAAACGCAGTAGTTTCTGCGTAATAGGTGATACCCGAGACGCCACCTGCGCAGCCGTGCTTAGCAATGTCTGCAATTAAACCTATGTCCTGCTTTTCGTACTCAGCGAGGCATTCTTTGATGCTTGGCATTAGATACCACTCCTTCAGTTCGTCAGTCATCCTTCACCTCTGACTCTTTCCATGTATTTCCGTTGGCGATGCAGCGCGTGCCCCGGCCACCGGTCAGTGCATATACTTTTCCTTCTTCAGGCTTGTTGGCTTCTTCGACATCGTTATGTGGAACGGTTTCTTGAATCGCTTTTTCTTTATCCATGTAGCTCTCCTTATATATTTAATGAAATAATACCTGTACCAAATAAGATGGCCAGATATATTGCTGTTGTGTAAATGATAATCATCAGACTCTACATAAGACCTGATGGGATATATGTCAAGAGCTATTTTAGATAAGTTTTTATTTTCTCTTCGTAGTAGCTTTGCTTTTCTTTCGGTAATGCTGATACCACTTCCTTCACCAGCTCCTGAAGGGAAGTTACCTGCTGCTGTAGCCCCTTAACCTTATTGTTGTATGCCCGAGCTTTGTTCTCTGTTCGAACGAGATCGAGAGCGTCAAAATCTATTGCCATTGTTTTTCCTTTCCTAACAAACTTTACCCATTCGGTGTCCTTTGTCAAACAGAACTTTACCAGCGAAGCAGATCCCAGTGCACCCCCTGAGCTCACGCTGCTGGGGGGTCACCCAATGAACGAGAACGAGGAACGAGGTTTGTAATGGAACGAGAACGAGATCCTGAGCTGCAGGTCCCGTCACCAGGCCACGTTAACAAAGAGGTAAAATGTAACGTGGCCAGGAAACGAGAACGAGGATCACGCTGCCTGAGCTCCCAGCTCCTTCAGCAGGTGATGCTGGATGGTTGTCCATGGATACGGGAACGAGAACGAGGCAAACGAGACGAGGGAACGAGGATCAGTGAACACGGACACCGGTTTGTACAGTTTAAGAGTTCTCTCAGAGAGGGTCTTACCCAAGTTCTCATGAAGTATAAATACAGTTCCACCCGCTTTAACATATCGGTTAATCCAAACAATTTGCCACCGATTTAGTTTAGGAAAATTTGATTTATCAGATTTAAGTTCTATCCAAAAAACTCCTTGTTTATGCACACCATGTACATCTGGAATACCATTGATTGAGCTAGATTCTATGCGCGTTAAAAAACATTGGTTGAGTCCAAGCTTTACCTTTTGCCAAAGCCTACTTTCCGGATTTTTTCCTGACATATCTAACTTAACTTTTTTATTTCTTTGATGACTGAATTAGGAATTATAGTTGTGTTGCCAATACTTTCAATATCTTTTCCATTATCTGAAAATGAGTAATCTCCAAAGATTCTAGTAACACCTTTTGATTGACTTAACAGGTGACCTTTGGTGATGCAGGTGGCTAGATTAGATTTCTTTAATGCATCAAAACTTGTCCAGGCACTATCCGAGACAATATCAAACCACTCTACTGATACCATTGGATATTTATCTATTTCGCTTTTAGTCTTTTTAGGAATTGCTATTTTTTTTCTCATCAACTTTTACCTCTACCACACCAACTGACGTAAGCAGCGGGTTGTGTACTTGATTAAACAATTTTATAAACTCAGACCAACTAGCTTTCTTCAATAACATCTGTGACTTCAGCTTCAACTGTCTTGGCGTTGTATCCATCGATCTTTTCGGATAACTCCTTAAGTTTGCTTTCAAGTTCTTCACGTGACATACCCTCCAAACCACTTACTCTAACTTCTCTTTTATCAACGTAAGCACCGGCTAATTGACCAGATCTATATTCAGCATTAATAGCTGCTGCAAATTGTTCTTTCTCCTCTGATTTTTTGGATAGTCTATCTAATCTTTTAAATCTTCTAAGATTATCACTTTCGTATTTTTTTAATTCTTGTTCAAATCTTTTATCAAAATATTTTGCAACATGAGGACTTGTCTTTCTTGATAGTAATTGTGATGCAGTTGACTTAGCACTATTTTCATCTTTACAATTATAACCAGCTCTTTGTAAAGCTTCGTGTTGTGTAATAGATCCCCAATCTTGAACTAAAATTTCTACAAACATTTTTTGTTTTGGAGTAAGATCTAAATCAGTTCTTAGCTCTTTCTTTTTTAATCCACCAGGCATGCTATCTTAATCTGTTTCTATCTCTTTTTGTAAGTTTACTACCACCATGCGTTTTGATACCAAACTTAATATCAGTTTTAGCATCACTTCTCTTACCTGCACCTCTAATCCCACTTCTCATAATTTCAATAATACTTCTGCCACCAGCTTTTCTATATTGCTTGTAGCCATATTTAATTCCTTTTGTAAGTAATCCACCAACTAACATTTTCTTAACAACTACACCACCTTGCGCTTTACGTCCAATTCTTTCTTTCATAAATTTTCTTACAGATTGTGATATGTCTTCTTGGATAGCTTCTCTTTGTTTTTTTGGTAATGTTATATTCATGCTTTTGCCCCTTTTATCTGATGCATAAGCTTTACCGAAAATCTGTGGTCTCCCACCTGGAGTTCTATTTCTTTTAGCTCTTTCAATTCTTGAAATAAATCTTCTTCTTAAACCTGGCTTTGCTTTAATTTCAAAAGCTGTTGTTAATTTAGTTCCTTTTATTTTTCTTTTGATATCAGATTTAACTAAATTATATGGAACAACTGGAGTTCCAACTTTCTTGGATCTTTTAACTTCTGATTTATGTTTTTTGAAAGCTTTTCGAAAAGCCTCTTTGGCCATTTTACGACCTTCCTTTGTAGCTGCTATTTTTATTCCAAACGATAATCCTTTTTTAATCATAATATTTTTATTATATAGATTTTTCAGACCTATGACTATAACCCCTAAGTCAACTGACAGCTGCTCCGCAAGAGTGGTGTATCCCAGATACACCATGGATACACCATAGATACACCATAAAAACGTACTTAAAGTATTGATATTACTACATTATTCTTCTTCGGATACACCAGATACACCACTATTACCCTCTGAGCACTTTTTTATTTTAATTACTCTAGAATATCTATATAGTAAAAATGTTTTATAAACATCTGCGGTCATCGGGAACATCAACTGGTTCGGTTTCCGGTGGCCGTTATCCATTATTCCTTGTCCATTTTCCCTAAATATGATACTATTTTCACATGAACTTTCTTAGGTTCTTATTAGTTACTTCTGGGGTTAACTATCTTGCTCTCTTGCTAACCCCAGATAACTACCGTATTCATCCACCATGACTACTCATTTCTTTTTAAATTCTCTTGATCAATTCTTTTTTTAATTTCTCTTCTCTCTTCCTTAGAATCCGCCTCCCGATACAATCTATATAACTCTCTGTAATTCAACCAATGAGTCTGCATCTTAGAAAATTTAATTTTTTTAAGTTTAATTAATTTAAAAAACTCTCCACGGATTAACTCTGGATCCATATCAGCTGCCCAACAAACATCCTGAAAGTCTTCAGAATTACTATAAAACCATTTGTAGGCATCTTCTTTCCAATACGTTTCCTTTTTAAAACTGGATATATTCATCACATCCTCCAACGCCTGGACAATGATAGCTTGGAATAATCGTTGTTCGCTAATTGGTTTCTCCTTTATGAGTTCCATAGCCAACTTAATTCCCAAATTTTTTAACAAGTTTGGTGAGCAAATCACTAAATTTTTTAACCTCTCGTTTAGGATATTTACGGTGCTTTGCTATATGATACTGATCAGATATTAGATCTAAAAAACCATTACGCTCCATCGGATCCATTTCCGCAGCGTATTCAATAGTTTCCTGAGTTAATTTTCTAGAAGTTTTGTATTCCATTTGCATAACCACGATGCGGGAAAAGATATGGATTGGGATATGACACCGTGGCTATACATTTTTAACAACCAGCTTGAGTCCAGCAGCTTCAGCTGCCTTCTTCCTACCTGATCGCCATCTGTCCTCGATTTTATCGAGAAAAGAAAGACTGAAATTTCCTAAACCAAAGTCATTTCCACAATACAACTGAAACATCAAACTAGTTAACTCATCATAA